GTAGTGGGGGCGAGACACCCTGCCTCTTTAAAGTCACTCAAAAGTAATAGACATATCCGAGATTCTTTTCTATCCTACTCTTTTGTTGGTCTTCATTACGCATAATAGATCTTGTCCTTTCCTTCCCATCTCTTTTGTGGCTCTGTTTGAATACAAGCCATAATCTTTCAATGATTGTCCTTCTAAGGGCCCAGGCACGTGGAACATGTTTATGTTTCCTTGGGCATTGGAGTAATCATCTCCTACATAGGCGGACACTGAGATGGTGGCTTGTCCAAACATTTTTACGTTGAATCCAGACTTGCCATCTATTGCATTGGTTACAAATAAAAGCTCTGTGGGGGTGTAGTTGTACTCTGATACTTGATCGGTCTTAAGACCTGGTATGTGGTGGGCGGTTCCGAAAAATAATTGGTTGGTGTCTCCTGGTTCGGTGTTGTGGTACCAGTCATCTATGCCTGGTAACACAAGTTCCATATTCTGGATCTTTCCATTGGCATCTAGGCTCACCAAATAGCCTGTTGCCGAATCTCCATCTACATATACATAGTAGAGATTTCCTAGGAGTTTGGTTTCTTCCATCCTTTCGGTTGCATCATCGTCTTCTCCTCTCAGCACGGGTTTTATCAACCGTACTGTGTAATCCACATATATGGTTAACGCCCCGGGAGATGTTGCTTTCCCATCACTGGCCAAGTAAAATATCCCATCTGCATACAATCTTTCATCTCCAGACTCCTGGGTGAAAAGATTCTTCGGTTGTCCAAATGATGTTACAACCGAGTCTTCCCACCACTTTTTGGTTTGGGAGCCTCGAAGAGACGTAATGGCATTCAAAGCATCTGCACCTTCTCCAATCTTTTCCAAAGGATCCCGACTGTACCCACAGACATATCCACCATTTGTACTGGTGCTTATCTGGGGATTCACTCGGAAGCCTAACTTTTCTACTCTCCAATTTTGGTAGTTGTTGGCAAGACTCTGTAATCGTGGAAAGACTGCCACAGTTATGGGCAGTTCCATTATCAGAGTTTGTCCCTCATAGGCGCCTACATCTTTGATGTGGGCAAACCTGTCACCTCCCGAAATCAAGATGGATTCTGTCACTTTTCGAGACGATTGGGGTTGGGCAAGAGATACCATAGCGTTCCGACCTCTATTGGCTTGTCGTGGACGTCTGTTTCTTCTGGGTGTTTGTACTGGATGGTTTTGAGATTCACATTCTTCTATGGTTATTTTGG